ACGAGTGCTTTATCGAATCCGTTCCGTCCGAAGTCATCGTTCCGTAGATCAGGAAACACACATCGACTAACTACTAATGTATCTAATACTTTAATCAGCGGTGGTGAGAAACCGTACAGCTTCTTGAGTGCTGGTATATCGAAGTCAATGACGTTGTGTCCGACGATACGATCTGCTTTCTGTAGCTCTAACAAGCCACGCTCTATACTTTCCCCGTGAAACGTCAGCATCTTAGGGATCATAGGATCGTAGATAGATAGACAGTGTACAGTGTGAAGGTCAGAGAGTGTGGCCCAATCGTTAATGGCGTTGGTCTCTATATCAAAGAATAGTGTGCGTGTCATGATGCAATGTAGTCAACCATCCTAGCATCCTTGAATGCTTGTTCGATCTTAGTTAATACTTCATCGTACTCCTCTTTATAAGAGTCGTTTACTTCTATGTCTTTCATATGTGCAAGGTCGCTAGGTTGTAAAGCTATACCCATGTCTATGAGTTCCTTTGGGTTCTTAACACCGTACACATTCTCTCCCGGTCTCCCTCTATCCACCCACAGCTGTTCGATAGCATTGTGTAAAGTATAGAAGTTCCTGAAGTAATGTGATTCAAAATCACTGCGAGTACTACGCCTATTGTAGTTCTTTTGTATTACTATATTTTGATCTAGTCCCATTGTTAATTCCTCAATTTGTTGATTTATAGTTGCTAAGATTATTACGCTTCCAATTTTCATACACACTAAATGGAGGTACATAATCATATTTAAGTTCAAACCCCTCAACTTCATCTTCAAAAATAGATACCAAGTGCAAGTACTTGTAATACATAAGACACCATTGATCCTCTAAAATGCTCCTCGTGTACGATCCCGGTTTATGTTCTTCAATTCTATTCGGTATCAACGCTATCTCAGTGCATATATGTTTCAATCTAATCTTAGCTGCTTTATCCGCCTTTGTCTTGTAATCGACATCTAATACCTCGTGATTAAAATCACTTAGTAATATATCTTTAGCTAAGTACTTAATCTTAGCCTTCTGCTTATCACTGCATTCGTAATCTACAGATGCTATATCAATTATTGTCATTAGTTTTTCTCTTATTTCTTTATTCATATTTAGAATGGGTTCTTGGTTTCATCATTTGTTGGTTTGAATATTTCAGTTGTATATCTTCCGGTGTCTTCTTTGTAATACAGTGTGTCACAGTGTCCTGTTTGTCCGCTGAACCTATTCTTCAGTACACGGACTCGTGTCTCGTTGCTTATTGTTTCTGATTGTTGGTTACGTTCCAAGCCGATCACCATGTCCGACAGCTGTGCGATTGCTTGAGACCCACGAAGATGGTGAAGACTGACTCTTCCTCCTTCCTCGTGACCAGAGTCTACTCGTTTCAAGTGGCTGACTAATATAAGACCGCACTTAGTTTCCTCAACAAGACTTCTAAGTTTAGTCATGGTGTTGTCGATGAGTCGTCGCTCGTCATCCCCTGCTATACCTGAAACGACAATGCTCAGATGATCTAGGAATATCCATTTACAATCTAATCCTTTTATTAAGTATCGAATGTTAGTTAATAGATTATCGCTTTCCAAAGACCCGAAGTGATCGTAAGTGTAGAAGTTTCCATTACCTATAGTCTCATCAAAAGCAGGTCTGATTACTTCTTGATCTAACGGTCCCTCCTCTAAGTGTAACGGTCTGTTAATATGAATACCTAGTATACCTAATGAAGTTCTTCTTACAGATTCCTCAAGTGCTATGTATCCTACCTTCTCGCCTTGTTCTAATATGTGGTGAGCTAACTCCCTACAGAATAATGATTTACCTACACCCGACCCAGCACAAACGGTAACTAACTCGCCTTGTCTAAGTCCGTGAGTCATACTGTTTATACCTTCGTATTGGTAGGGGATTGATCGATAAACTTCATGGTTATTAATAACATCCCATAAGTCTTTACCGTTGATAATACCATCAGGTCTATACTCCCTAGCATTCCATAAGCACTCGACAAGCTGTTTACTCTTACCTGCTACCAACATTTCATTAGCATCCTTTAAAGGTAACTCAGCTATGTGTGCCTTACCGGGTGTTAATAATGCAGCCGCTTCTTTAGCTCCCTTTATCCCTTGCTCGTCGCTATCGAAACAAAAAATAACTGTGTTGAAACTGTTCAACCAATCAAGCTGTCTCTTTAATATACTCTTACTGCTATTAGCACCGCTCGGTACAGATACAACAGGCCATTTATTCTCCATAGCTTGAGAAACAGATAATGCATCTATCTCACCTTCAGTTACAACAAGACGACGACCTCCTTTTTTCCATAAATGTTGGCCGAATAACAAACCCGGTGTACCCCTAGTAAAGAACTGCTTATCTTTCTGCCTAATCTTTTGATAAATAATATCTCCAGCTTGGTTTTTGTAATTAGCAATTTGTATAGGTTTTCCTTCGTATGTTCCTACTTGATAAGACCACTTCCTACAAGTGTCTTCCGTCAATCCTCTAGGTTGTATGGTTACATAACTTCCTATCAGAAATTCTCTCGATGTTGGTTTAGTTTCTTGGGTCATTCCTCCTCCATGTTTACTACCTCTATGCTCATCACATGAGAAGCAGTGTGTACTCCCGTCGTCGTTAATGGCGTAACATTTTTTATGTCCGCAGACGGGACAGTCAAGGTGTGTTTGTGTGAAAGCCATGACTTAGGTATTTGTTTATTCGCATATTTAATTCCTTTCTTCTCGCACCAACAAGCGTAAGTGGTGTTACTTCCTTTACGGATTTTGTTCGAGGCATTTTGAAACACCAACCGTATGTCTAGGTGTGGATGTTGCTCTCGGATAAGTAGGTGTTTCTTTCTGTCCTCAACTGTCCACAGTCCTTTAGCCTCAATGATAATATCACCGATAATAAAGTCGGGAGTATAAGTTGCAGTCTTTACGTACTCCAACTTCAAAGTCTCGTACTGAAAGTCTACACCACTACGCTTTAATTGGTTAGCTAATGTTGCTTCAAATCCAGAGCGAAAGCCCTTAGAATTGTGCGAGTTTCGATACGTCGATCTCTTCTTCTTCTTCCGCATCAAATGCTCCGGTCAAGTCTTCACCTCCATTAGCGATGTATCCTTCTTCCGAAGTAAACCCGAATGCATCTGCACTTGGAGTGTTTACACCACCGTTGGATAGTTCGATCACTTGTACTGCAGACAATTCAAAGGTCACCCCAAACCCCTGACTAGCTACGTACCAGAACTTCGGACGGAATGCTACGTTCACTTTGGAACCACCCCATACTTGTACATCCTCAGGTAACTTATTACCAGCGGCGTCAAACAGAGCGATAGATAACTCGTACTCTGTACCGTCCCGTCTTCTACCTCCAGCTTTCAGCTTGGCTTTCAACATGTGTCCGCCATCTACCTCAGTAAAAGGTAACCCCTTCTGCTCGATCTTCTTGCCGGGATTAGCTTCCATGATGTCTCGTAACTCAGCCTCGTAGATCGGCTTTAACTTCTGTACGATTCCTTGTTTTGTTTCTTCGTCGATAACAAGATCACAACTCCATACGCCGTACTCATCAAACCTTTTATTCGGTTCATTCAAGTGGGCATATCTAGCTGTGCCTTGTGCTTTTATTATGTCGTGTTTCTTACGTGCTTTTACCATTTCTCTTCGTGTGTTATTGGTTATTAAGATAACAGATACTGCTGGCGTTTAACTGCGGACACATCTAAGTCTCCAAGCTCCGGCACATCAGGCAGTACTGCATCTGGGTTGTTGTTGATTTGCTCCGCACGGAACTCGCCTAGGAGATCAACAGTGAAAGTGTTTGTATATGTTTCTCGTACAATTGTATTCATTCTGCGTACATTGGAAGCGTGGGTCACGAAACAGTCATGAATAGTAGCGAGGTCAAAGTCAACCTTGTTTGCAACTTGATGTACGATACAAGCGTCAAGGCTATGGATAAAGTTGGCAGTGATGGCGTTGCATTGACCTCTTTCATCTATGTTATCTCCCAGCTCATCTGTTGTTATACTGATGCTCATGTTTTGAAACACAGACTCTACCTGTAACTTCTTAAATTTACGGTAGCTTTGTACTACTTTGAACCCTGTAGGTGTGGACCAAGTGATCGGTTCATCACACCCCAATGCTCGCACTGTTTCACGAAGGAACTTCATCACTCTATTGACTGGACGACACGTTTGATCTGCTAATCTGTTCACGATCTTACATAAATAGATAACAGCAGTTAACATCTCACCAGTCGATGACCAGTTGTGGTTCACTCCGATACTTTTAAATACATCTTGTACCAAGTTATAATGAGTAGCTCCATACGGTCTGTTCATGATGGCAAGCTTTGCTAACTTCCGGCTGATACCATACTTCAACCACTCTTGTGCGATCAAACTACCATCTGCTTGTAACTCATCGTGTACTTTATCTGCAAACTCTTGGTACATATCATTGGCTCGGTCATCCTCCACTAAGTTACACATGCGTCCGATCTCTTTGTCCCGTAGTAATAACGAAAGTATCTGCATACCGTTGTTACTACAGTCTTGACGAACAGGTAGATAACTAATGTATCCGTACCCCTCCTCTGTGAATTGCTTAAACTCCAAACAAAAGCGAAGGAAACAAAACGGATCAGCTGCGTCTGTCCACCAATCGGTTCCGTGTGGATCGTTCGCTGCTTCAAGTATAAAGTTCTGACGCTTACCTACCCACTCAATACGTTGATCCCGTGTACCTTTTACTCCCCACATGTTCGCACCGTGGACAAATATCGACATAACATCCTCTTCATCCACCACTTGTTGACCGTTACTAAAGTCCAATAAACTCTTAGCTAAGTCACTGCCTTGTGGATGTAAGTAATACGGTAAAGCGTACACTCTGCCTCGGTAATCACAACGATACGGAAAGTAGAACTTATCCCACTCACTATAAAGCTTGGCGAGGTGTAGAATACGGATGGTCAGGTAACGTTTACTGCTGTTCGCTTCGTTGACGCTCTTGATGTCCTTTTGTTTCAGCTTCCAAGCCCGTAACTCATGCTCGTCCTGTCCTGTGTACCTCGGTTGCTCTGGTATCTCGGAAAAGTTCGGTATGTTTCCAACCACTCGCTTGTTGTCGTAACATTTTCGGACGATAGATAACATGTCATCATTGATCTGCCACGCTACCTTCTGTAATTTATTAACAGCACTGAATGCATGTTCGTAGCTACTCTCGTAATCTTTAAACCACGACATCGGTTTCCCCGTGAAAAACTCCTGTGGTGGCATATGCTTTAAGCTGTACCCTCCACCGATCAACTCGTACCAATCAACAGGTTCATCAGGTAATGCCATCTTAAACACACGAGTCGTTTCCTTCCACGCATCAAATCGTTTGATCCAGTCCGTAAACTGACCACTCGGCATACAAATACGCTCAGGTTTATGTCCCTTCTGAGTACCAACAGCAAATCCTATCTCCCATACACCAGTCTCTATGCGTATCTCCTCTAACAACCAAGCACCCAGTCCTGCCTTACACTTAGTATCCCACAGCGTGAAGCGTTCCTCTTCGTAGTCGTAAAACTGTTTCAACTTCATCGCTTTGGATCGATCATCAAGGGCAAGTAAGTCTTTTTTGTGAGGGTGCATCAACTCCATCGCCTTGTCCCATCGTGCTTGGTTCTCAAATGCTTTACCAATCTTATACGCCATTCTACCAACAGGTAAATTAAACTGGAGGTTATCAAGCACGGTTTGTAAAGCCATCGAAGCTATCTGATACGGACACATATCCAACACAAAGGTAAGGAATAACGGTGTGGTGTGTTCGGTGTTACCTCCAAAGGTATACATGAAATCATCCACTCGCTTACCTAACCTCGGAGCCATGACCCGTAGTAACCTTTTAGCTGACTCCGTCTGACTCGACTCGCCCTCTGCTCTAAGTTTTGCTTGTCGGTTACGGTACGCTGTGCGTCCCCACTCTCTCATCCGCCAAGTTGGGCCACGAGTTTTCTTCTCTTCGCTCATTGATAGTAATTATTAAACCAAGATTTCGGTTGGTGTCTTTGCTTCGATGTACGATACGCTATCAGCTTGCCGTCTTGGTCACGTACATAATTTCCGGATGCATCCATCTTAAATCCTGTGATCTGATTGTTAGCGTAGAAGAAGTCAAAACCTCGTTTAATCTCCTCGTGATCCACCCCACTCCAGTCAAAAGGAAGGTCAGTTGGTTCGAAGTCTGCGTAGTTGTCGTTCATCAGTGTTAATTATATCGTTCTCCGCATCCCAAAACATCTGCCCGTCCACGTAAAAAGGAGTACTACTCTTCTCTTGGGTCTTCGATTCGGTTGAAGAACAGGTAGTCGTGTATCTCCTCTTCATCCATGTCTTTAATCTTGTCCAAGTGGTACGCTCTTTCTTCTTCTCTCTCATAGTCTTTGTCGTATGGGTTGGTGCTGTTTAACCAGTTATCGTAATTTACTCCGTTCATTTAATTAAACTGCCTGTTGCGAGTGCTTGAAAAAATGCAGTAGTTTCTACATCAGGCGTAACACCTCTAGTTCTACTGTATCTTTCATAAGCATCAATCTCTTTGTTTCTAATCCTTTGCTTTTCTTCTAGCTCTCGTGCAAGTCGATCACTTCTCTCCTCTCTTTCCTTCGATTCCTTCTCCATTAACTCTAACTCTTTATCAACGAAATGATTCAAGAACATATCTATAAATTCAGGAAATCTATACTTCTCAAAGTCCTTCACTACTCCGTTTGCGTGATGTTCAGGGAACCCTCCTGTATTATACTCCTCCCACGGATCACTAGGTTTACTACGGTGTTCAACACGATAATAACCTGCGTCCCATATAATAGACCATTTATAAGAGTAAGAGCGATCTCTAGTTATAGCGTGTGGATATTTATCGTAGGACTCAAGTTTTCTCACCCCATCTCTTTGGCACTTCCACTCTCTCCACTCGTCAATTTCTTGTTGAGATACATACCTCATAGGACTCCATTGTCTGTTGCCATTTTCAGCTTCCTTACATAACCATCTACCGAACAGTCTTCGTTCTCTTTCATAATCATTCCACCATGCCTTATCCCTCCATCTATTAACAAGCCTAGATTTAGCAATGTCTTTATCGTCTCTTTGAGACCAATGTTTTTCGTTGTGAAGCATCATAGTTGCGATAACAGTTGTTTCATTTCAGCACGAGTCAAGGATACATTCTTACGAAATGTAATCTTACCGCCAACAATGTGATAAGGTAATTCTTCCGGTTTGATTTCTTTGTATACTTTTTGTTGTTCTAACCAAGACTTCTGCTCGGATAGTGACCTGATAAAACCATCACCACATAACTGCTTGCATTGCTCATGTGTAGCATCAAAAAAGTTTACCTCAATGTAATCACCTCCTGATACTAACAGTTTAAATCTATCATTGTTAAATACCTTGGTTTGCGTGCTGTAAGGCAATCTCTTTACAAGGTTTGTTTTCTTAGGATCAGACATACCACCAAGCACAAGTTTAGGGTGTATCCACTTTCTTCCAAGAGCTTCCAATTGATTCCAAGCTTTAGCGGGAACCATATCGGAGAACTCTTCTTTTAATCGCTCGCCATAAGTGTAGTCTTTTTCAATAGCTTTAACATATACTTCACCAGCTTTCATGAAGCCGTCAATGCCTTGTTGTAAAGCAGTTCTGAAGTCGGTTAAGATTTGTTCATAGGTTAGTTCTAATTCTGCAATCATAGTATTCATTTCGGTATTTATTATTTGGTTGTTGTTGTATTTGGTTCGGGAAAATAATCCTGTTGGTATATTCATAACATATCGTAAGCCCACGCAAAGATCAGTAAGCCAGCAAGGACAAACATTCCAAGGGTAAGTACGGTCATTGGTTTACTATCTCCTTAACTCTGTCGAGGTTCTTAGCTAGTATCTCACACACAATTTCAATGTGGTAGTCAGCTAATTGGTCGTCCTTTTCGTACATTAATCTTTGCAAATCAAAGTACACGCTTGTTTCTTTTGTTAATTCATTCATTGGTTATCCTCCGTTTGTTTTTCTCTTTCGAACTGCTCCCTCTCAAGCTCAAGCAATCGTTCACGGACACTTAAGTTATCGGGCATCCGATGCTTAAGCTTCAGGTAGTGTTGGATCAGAGCCTCTAAGGACTGGTCGCATAGGTCGTTCATAGGTAAAAATTGGTGGTCGGTTAGGTTATCGGTCATAAAGATTTATTAGCAACAGCACGAAGCTCTTCAGCGATAACATCAGATGGACGATCAACTTTGTATTCGATCATGCACTTAAAAGAGTTGTGAGCGAAGTTGTTAATGTCTGTACAT